CGTCTAAAGTTTAATGGAGCATATCTCTTAGCTTCTTCTAAGGTCTCTGCATTAGATCCGCCAGTAGCTTGAGACGTGTTAGTTATAGTAACCTTTCCTGTCCCTATAATATCTACTGGGGTCCCAAACACTGTCGCCACTGAACTTAAGTTAGCAGTTATCTGAGTGTTTATAGCAGACTTAAGGATGTTACCTCTAGTTCCCCCACCTACTCGATATAGTACCGTATATGTAGCATTATCGTCTGGGGATACTCCTACTGTACCGTCACCAAATACTATTGTAGCGGCGTAGTTATCATCGTACACTACTTCGAAAATCTTGTCCGATACGCCCGAAGCAAAATAAATGTTAGGTACTTCCTTGTATGCCCCAGTTATTGCTGCATTAGTTGAAGTAATGAAAACTTCCATACTTCCGTCTACAACAGGACTTTGAGTTAAATTTATTGTTTTAATAGATTCTGTGGATGCAAAATCTCCACGATCAATAACAAGAGATCCTTCCTGTAATACTAAGCTATTAAACTTTCCGGTTAGTGCATCAGTATCCGTCATAGGACAATCTAATGCTATGAAGCCAGTATTACTTCCGCTTTCTACAATACCGTTTTGAACTCTATAAAGTGTATAGGTTGTAAGTCCGCCATCTTCAGGGGAAGGAATAGTTATAACTCTATTGTCTGGATCAATAACTAATGATAATTGTGTTACTACCCCTAGAATATTAAGAAGGATAGTATTAAAGTCTTGAATAAAATTTCCTGTAGGAGCAAATCCCGCTGTTATCAAAAGACTAATTATTGACGTAGGTAATGAGATTGTATTAGCATCTACCTGGGCATTTGCTGCTGCTGATAATGGACCTCTCATTCTAGTGCCGATTAGCTCTAGCAACTTCTTGACGCTTGATCGTTGTCTAGCAGTTACGAAGAAGTTCTCGTTTGCCAACATATCTGTTTTCATAGACATGACAGCGCCCATATAAGCTACAAGTTCTATGAACATCATTCCAAGGTCGGATTCAGCAAAGTATTGGTATTCGTTTGGGTAAACAGCTTTAATATACTTTATTAAGGAATCCCTAAGAGTTACGAAATCCGTCGCTGCAAAGTTTATTAAATTTGGTTTTTTGAAATCAGGAAACTCTGTTAGTTTCATGAAGTCTGATTCTATTAAAGATGATAATGTCATTGAATTTTAACCTCTACGTCAAACACTTTTAAATCGTCCTCATCCAAACTTAATATTAATCTTACAAGCAAAGAGTTTCCTCCACCTGGTCCGACATCTCCTAATGGGATAACGGCTAATCTTTTAATCCTAGCTCCAACAATATAGTTATTGAAAGAATACTGTATCTCTTCCTTTATTTCCTCGAAGGTTATTTCATCCAATGGTTGGAATAAGAATCTTCTTAAGTTACACCCAAACTTAGGGAGAAGGACTCGCTCTCCTCTCTCGGTTTGTAGTAATTGTATTATAGCATCTTTAATAAGTGCTATCCCGGATTTCTTGGCGAAGAATCCCCCAGAACCCCTTACCTTACCTAAAGGAAAGCCTAATCCGTAGATAGCTTTCTTCTTCTGTTTAGGTGCATCCTCAATAAATCTATTCTGAGTAATGCCATAAATGTTTACTGTTTTATTTGCGGCCATTAGATTAAGATAGATTTAAAGAAGCCTTTTTGGGCTTTGTAATTCTGTAAAACCTCACTTTTATCTAGCGGGCGGGAATAAAACTTCAAACTTCCTACGAATCCACGAAGGCCACTAACTATACCGCTTCTTGGTCCCATGAAGTTCCCGTACTTATACATACCGTCTGTATATCCCCCACCTACAATCCAAGGGGTATAGAACGTATTTAGCTTAGGCCCTGATTTTAATGTAGTAGGACCATCTACCGTAGAAGTATTATATTCAAAGCTATTGTTCTTTTTGAAGGATGGTAAGTTTAAAGTACCAAAAGGCTCTACCCCGAATACTTCACTTATTCCAGAAGTAGCTATTAACTCCCCATCTGCGAACATAGAGATCTCATTAGATCCTGGGTCCACGGTTATTGCTACTTGGATAAACTGAGACGATACTTGCCCAAAAGCTGTTGAAGACAAGTCTACTTTCATCTTAAAGTAAGAAGAGCTGTTTTGGCAGGAGTCGTCATTTATAAACGATGCTGACGAAAAATCTCTTGATTGAGTTGGGGCGATAAAGAAGCTTAGGGACGAGGTAGGATTATTTAAAGCATTATCGTCACTATAAATAGCTGAGGCTTGAGTTATTCTTCTATCTCTTGTAAAGCCACAAAGCAATCCTCTGACGTAACTATCTCCCTTATCGTTCTTTAGGTAATCTAAATCTCGAAGCTCGCCCATAGAATTTAGTGCGGATACTCCTGATTTAACTCCTACGTTCTCGCACCCAAGTAAAACCTTAGTCAATGAAGAAGTAGAGCCGCTTAACCAACCTACTCCTGCATTGGTTATATTAGGAACATGCACCCAGCATTCCATAGTGAATCCGCTAGGAGAATATGTTAGTTCTCTAAACTCTTTAGTATCAGGTAGTTTAACGTAAGAACCTAATCCCGAAGCTGATGATACGCTAGTGGATTTATTCTTAACTATGCCTTCTAGGTACGGAATAGCTAGACCTGAAAAAAATACTGATCCTTTCGACGGAGCAACTAACTGAGCCGTATTGTACATATCAGGCGTTGCACAATTAGTTACTGGAAACTCTATTGATGAAGGTAGGACTGTTGTTGCCTCTAAGAAGTTGTAGATAGCGAACAATCCATTTGATACTACTTCATCCGTTAAGGATAACATAGTACCCCCTTGAGTACCTGATGCAGTATAGATAATAGACCCTTGGCCTACTTTAGGTACATGTAAGTGAGAGAAGTTTAGCGATTGGGCTCTTCTCATCGACTTGGTAAACTTAGGAGATATAGGCAACACTATGCCCGTTACTTCTGCATGTTCAAAAGTAAGAGACTTCTGCTTCTCTAAATCTACAGATAAATCATACTCTTGCAAGTATGAGAAATCGTTAATAGGCACTTCTCCATGTTTGAATATTGGAGACGTTTTCTTTCCATAAACAACAGGAGCTTTAATAGCAATCTCTATTTGTTTCTTTCTTCTGTCAACTTTAAAGTTATGGTTGGCTAGCTCTGAGATTATGAGTTGTTTATGGTTTTTAACTATAGAAGAGTTAGCCCCATAGGTTGATGTAAACTCATTCAAGGTACTAGACAAATCGAACATCAACTTATCCCGCTGCCCTAACAGAACTTGCAAGAAGTGGTCATTATCGTAGAACTCTTGAATGCCTACGCTATCGTCTATTCTCTTAGGATCGAATAAGTTATCCGTAAACTTATTCAATGATTGGATAGAGACTGCTTGGCCTTTACCCCCTAAGTTAGGATCGTAGTTAAATTTCCAAGCTTCTCCAACCGGAACTATACCTGATATGGCTAAGTAGATCGGATCTAGTCCACCCGATTGAGAGTCGTAATAGAGACCGTCAGACGTGATGACGTACTGACCGATTGTTGAGATTGGAGGTCCATAGGACAACCGGAAGACCTCTGTTTCATCCTCTAGACCTGGATCGTCAACCGAGCTACGCTTGAAGGTAGTATTAGTTAAAAACTGATCGAACTCAGAACTATCTGATATCTGGGGCTCTAGCTTAGGATTAGCTCTTCGTGCCGCCAAGATTGAATTTATATCATTCAGGGATTTATTACACTTGGTGATAAAAGCATTAGCTTCTTCGAGTCTTCTTCTATTGGCTCCGTAAAGCTTTTCTAGTAATGCCTCTCTTTCTGCTTTTGCTAATAAATCCTTTTGGTTAGCCGAGGAACCTGTTTGGAACTTTTTGATCTCATTCCAACTACCAAGACAGTCTTTAATGGCTTGAATGTCTTGTTTAACTATATTGTAGTTATTGTATAGTTGGGCTCCTACGTCAGCAGCATAAAATAAAGCGTCTAGGATGCCCGTAGAGTTTTCATCACTCTGAGCGTTATCGTAATCGAAACCAAGGAAAGAGAATAATGATTTATACTTTAATAAACCTTGCTCAGTACCAAACTCAAGAATACCTGTATCGTAGAATATCTTCTTGAGGCTTTCTTTGATTACTTCCCCAGCCTTAGATTTGCCGCCAAAGATATTACCACTTATTTCATTAAGTAAAGACGAAGGTAATAATTGAAGAATCTCAGCTCCAATATTAAGTAAACAGCTCGGCAAGCCGTAAGCCATGCCTACAGATTTAAATAACCCTGAGCCGTTACCTTTTACCTTTAAGAAGGTTTCTAGATCGAATGATGCCATATTAGTATGTAGTTACGCCCTCTGGATAATGGCTATCTACGTCTCCTGTATTTGGGTTAGCTGGTTGAGATCTTCCTGAGTTTAAGAAAAGAAAGGCTCCGTCTATATTAACGTTACCTGATCCTAGAACATTAACTTGGCTTCCGGCTTGAATTTTAACTTGGTTCCCTGCTCTTATGTCAATATCGTTAGCGGCCTCTAAAGCTATATTGTTAGCCACTATATCTACTTTGCCATTAGTTATAATCCTAATAGCTCCATTAGATCCGTGAGTTTGGATTTCGATAACCTGATTATTACCCGCTGAGTTTAAACACTCAATAAAGATTCTACCTGAGTCTCCTAATGAGATAAGGTTAATGTCTTTGTACCGGCTTTGAAGATTAATATTACCATACTCTTCTGAATTCTCGCCAGGAGCATGAGTACCTACTGAGTTATTAATAAGCTGTAGTTCTCTTCCGTCCTTTACGAATAAAGTAGTTTGAGACGCTAAGTTGACAAAATCCTGCGGGCCAGTCGTTTTAACCTCTAATCCGTTTGCTTGAATGAAATCTGTTTGTGGATCATCTCCACCCAAAGTAATCATTCCAACACCAGTCTTACTTCCTGTATTTAAAATAATGGCGTCTATTCCTCGACCATCATTTAACAATACTTCCTTGCCCATAGGGGTATAAAGTTTAGTTCCTATATGTTGGGCTTTTGGAGCACGAGTATTGGTTATCTCTAATCCGGCACCCATTGTACCTTGAAGTCTTATTGTTTCTGGGTTTCCTGTTCCTGCTAGGTCTAAAGCTGGCTTAGCGTCTAAACCTTGGTTATTATCTGTCTCGACAATAGCGTTTCCTGTATTCAATCCACTCTCAGGAACCGCAGCTAGAAAATACCACTCTTCGCAGCCATCAGGTTGACAAACTAAAACTACTACTCCAGGCTCAGGAGGAGGAGTAGTAAAACCACTTTCTCCATGAAAATACGGAGTCGTATAATAAACGTATCTATCTGCTCCACCTAAAGACTCTATCTTGGCTAAGAAGTTTCTTCCTTTAAGAATATCAAACTTCTCTCTTACTTCCGCTCTGGATATTTTCATAGCTCGTCAACCTCTAGAGATTCACTTTCAGCTTCTTTTTCTGGTGAAACCTGCATTGCAAGTTTTACTAATGAGAACTCTGAGTAAATCTCATTAGGAGTAATAGTATTAGTTATCCCTTGAATAACGTAATGTCCAGTTAAGAACTTATCTATTAAAGTAGAAGGCTTCTTTAAGGTTTGTATTACTCCTGGTAGTTGGGCAAATAGTAAACAAGACTTACC